CAAAATCAATCAGAGAACGGGCGATGTATTTATTAATATACAAAGCACTATTGTTGTTTCTCTCATTAACAATTGGATCATCAAAATCAGATAAGTTCATTGCCATACTCCTATAAGGATTTTTTCAATAGTTCCTCTGGTATCTTATTACCATCAACATCAACCCCATAAACTTTCTCTAACTCTAAGGCTATGTAATGCCTGGCTTTCCTAAGATCTTCAATCTTATCATGCTTATCTCTGGTCACAAGTTTAATTACATTTCCCAAAAGCCAATCAATATTATTAGCCATGATGTAATCCATAGGCTCTATATTGGTTCCCTTATTGTAGTGATCTCCACCTACCTGGTTATTGGAAGCCAAACGATCTCTTGCTTGATCCCAATCCTGTGGTGTAGCTTTGTCTATTGACATAAATACTCCTTACTTTTAAATAAATATTACCATTATTAGTAATATTGAGGTATTATAGGTGAAATCTGAGAAAAGGGAAATTTATGGAAATAAAAGACTTAAAGCAATTTGACATAGAAAACACTATAGATGCTGACGAACTATCTAAACGATGGGGTGTTAGCAAGAAAACTATAGACAATAAAAGATCAAAAGGAGTGGGGCCTGGTTATTGGAAGATAACAGGAACTATTTTGTATGATCTTGATGATGTTAAAAAAATAGAACAAGAGTCTTACATTTCCAATAATGCCTAGCAAACACGCACTACTATCCCCCTCGGCTTCAGACAAATGGACTGTCTGTCCTGGTATGCCTAAGTTGGCGGCACAAGTTTCGTACACCACAAGCATCCCGGCCGTAACTGGTACTTTGGTTCACCAAATGTCTGAGATCTTAATGAAAGGACACTTAGATGGTGATATATCTTTAGAAGATTATTGGCTTGGCAAGGTTGAGATGGTTGAAGACTTTGAAATAGAGATAGATCAAGAGATGATTGATTGTGCAAAGATCTACACAGATTATGTAGAGGCAAGAACAAAAGAACTCAATGGTAAGTTGCTGATTGAAGAGCAAGTATCAATGGAAGAGATAAGCGAAAATATATGGGGTACTGCTGATGCAATCATACTTTCAGATGGTCGCATATGTGTAATAGATTTAAAATCTGGGAGATGGCAAGTCTCACCGGAATATAATAAACAGCTAATGATCTATGGCCTGGGTGCATTAACCAGGTATGGCAATGCTGAAACAATTATGGAACTAACTATAGTTCAACCTAGAGGAGTAAAGAAAGAACGGGCGGTTAAGACATGGGAAACCACCGGAGAAAATCTTGCTAACTGGGGATTCGATTTTCTGAAACCACGGGCGGATGCTTGTATGGATGAAAACCCTAAATATGTATTTGGGGATCATTGCAAATTCTGTAACGGACGCAGTATTTGTGAAACTTTTAAACTCAATACGGGAGAAAAATAATGTCTGATGAAAAAAAAGAACCAACCTTTACCTTTGACGAAGATGGTAAAGAATACAAAGTAGAAGACTTGTCTGAAGAGCACAAGATTCTATATAACAAAGTAACTCTTGTTAATCAACAAAGACAAGAAGTTATTGGTAACGCTAACTTTGAAGTTGAAAAGTTAGAGATACTTGCCAAACATTACAGCAACGCATTGAAAGATGCTGTAGAAGGCGAGGATTCTAAAGTCGAGGTGGTTGAATGAGTTTAGCTGATATAAGAACTAAATCAAAAAAGAAACCACCAAGATTTGTATTGTATGGTGGTCCTGGTATTGGTAAGACAACCTTTGGTGCGTCTATGCCAAAGCCAATCTTTATTCTTACAGAAGATGGTATGGGAAGCATTGATGCACAACAATTTCCGTTGTGTCCGGCTTTTGATAAAGAAAAGGAACATGATAAGGACGTAAACCTTGGTGTCTTGCAAAGATTAAGAGAATTAATAAATGAAGATCACGACTACAAAACAGTGGTTATTGATTCTTTGGATTGGCTTGAACCATTGATATGGGACAAGGCTTGTCAAGACAATGGATGGAAATCGATTGAACAGCCAGGATACGGAAAAGGGTATGTAGAGGTGCTTAAATACTGGCGTCAGTACATAGATCTGTTAAATATCTTGCGTGAAGATAAAGGTATGATTATTCTGCAAATTGCACATAATCAGATCAAAAGATTTGAGTCTCCAGAGATAGAAGCTTTTGACCGCCATGAACTTAAGCTTCACCGAAAAAGTGCCGATTTGATTTTAGAACACAGTGATTGTTGTTTCTTTGCAAACTACAAACTTGGAACTATGAAGGTCCAGGGGAAGGGTGGAACAATGACAACAAAAGCGGTGTCTGGTGATGTGGTTGCTTACTGTCGTGAGAAACCTGCCTATCTTGCAAAAAATAGGTACGCATTACCGGATGTTCTTCCATTCTCATGGCCAGAAATTAGAAAGGCTATGTTGGGGGAAGATAAAGGTGAGTAAGTTGGGGGAAGTCGAAAGAACAAAACGTGTTATGGCTAAGATCCAAAAGTTATTAAATCCTTTGATTGATAGCATGGATCCAGATAACAACGATTTGCCTCTCGATGGCTTACATCAACTTATTTGTATTAACCAAGACTGTGAAGAGTTCGTGGAATATATCTCGGACTATCACAGCTACGATCCAGGATAAGGAGTAAATATGGATTTAAGTAAGTATAAGGCTCAGGCCGAAAGTAGTATTTTGGAAGAACTCGAACCAGGAACATATGATTTTGAATATGTTTCTGATGAGGAAATCCAGGGTAAAAATGGATGGGTGGCTTTAAAGGTTCTCTTTAGAGTCGTTGATAAACCTAACTTTATGATTGGTCATGCTTTTACAGTAGACCATGATACAAGTGAAGGTGCGATTAACCTTGGTCTATCATCATTGCATGGACTGGCATTGGCCTGTGGATTTCCGGATGGTTTTCCAGACGATAGTTCTGCACTTGTTGGCTCAAGAGTAAGAGCACACGCAATCAAAGATGCAAAAGGCTACATTGCTATTGATGACATGAAAGGCAAAGGGTGGTCAGCACCCAAGCTAACAAAAGAAGTAAAAGCGGATGAGCCTGTTTCCAACAGTCAAGTCGAAGACAACATCCCATTTTAACTTTTTAAAATCAGATAGGCCCTCACTATGCGGTTGCTGTGGTGATCCGGTGGGGCCTCTTCTGGTCGAGGTTGATGGTAAATGGTTTGGAGCCTGTAGCATGGAACATCAAAAAGAAATTAAGAAAGGTAATAGATCGCCCAAGGTGGCACAAGTATCTAAAGCTGGTGTTCTTCATGCCAAATCTAAACTGAAAGGAAGATATAAGGAATTTTCTGTTAAAAATAAAAGCTGGGCGTTTCGTGATTGGAGTGAGGACGATAGGGTTAGTTTTTTTGAGAGTTATACCAGGGAATATTTAAAACACGCCAACGAAAGGGCAAGGAACGGGGTAGATGGATCTTACGAAATACAAGATAAGACACGGACTGAATAAAGATAAGAGTTATTTAGAAAAAAACAGAGGCAATGAAGCTGATCTTATTGCAGAAATGCAAACAATAGGATTAAATGTCGGCTTCCTAAACACAAGTGGGGATCTAGTAAGGATCCCAGTACAAGCAACTCCGGGAGTGAGGCCGGACAAAGGTAATGAAAAATCGGGTTGGTATGTCATTAATGTTGTTCATAATCACATATTCGCAACTTACGGAAATTGGAGAACGGGGTCGGAATACAAATGGAGTTCTGTCCAGATCAATACACTTACTCCAAATGAAAGACAAGATCTACAGTTAAAGATGCAACAGGCCCAGGAAGAGGCCAAGAAACAAAAGCTACAAAGGTATGAGGAAGTCGCAAAAGATTGTCAGAATCGTTTTAAAACTTACTCAGAAGTTATCAAGCATCCTTACCTGGAAGCTAAACAAATCAAAAGTTATTCTTTAAAACTACACAATAAATCTTTGGTCGTGCCTATTTACAATGTAGATGGTGAGATTAGATCTTTGCAATTTATCCAGGAAGATGGATCTAAAAGGTTTGTTTCTGCCGGACAAGTAAAGGGTAATATCTTTTTAATTGGTACTGATTTTAATTCTTTAGATAAAGTTCAATCCTTGGTTGTTGTTGAGGGTATGGCAACAGGTGTAAGCGTATGGGATGCAACACAAATACCCGTGGCTTGTGTTTTTTCAGCTAACTTTGGTAATGATGCAGTAGAAAACATAAGGAAAAAGACGGATGCCAGGATCTATTTAGCCTTTGATAATGATAAAACTGATATTGGTCGCAAGAAAGCGGAAGAGATAGCCACCAGATATTATAATTGTTTGGTTAGAATCCCATCCGTTGAGGGTGATTTCAATGACTTGGCTATTAAACAAGGCCTAGATGCAGTTAAGTTAGAGATAAGCGATCAAGGTTTAGGGATAAGAAGTTTCTCCATTAAACAATTAAAAGGTGAACCACCGCCTCGTTCCTGGTTGGTTGAGGGATTGTTAGAGAAATCTAAACCTGGATTATTGGCGGCAGTTGGTGGTGTTGGTAAAAGTATGTTGGCCCTGGATCTAGCAATCAAAGTTTCCCAGGGGCATGGTACCTGGTTAAATAAACCAATTAAAAATGCCGGTAATGTTTTAATGTTAATGGCCGAGGATGATAGAAGTGAAGTCTTTAGAAGGACCAAGGCGTTAGATAAAGGCGATAAAAGATTTGATGCAGAGTATGACGTTTTTGCCTATACAGTTCCGGATGCCCCTAAACCATTAATATTATTAAAAGATGATGCCAGGGGATTAGATCTAACACCCGAGGCCCATGAGTTAATCAATGAGATCTCAACCATTCCAGATTTATCTTTGGTTGTGATAGATCCAATACAATCTTTTGTTGCAGCACCTATTACAACAAGCCAGGAAGCGGCTCAATTGTATTGTCAGTTCTGTTCTTCCATTGCATCAAAGTTTGAGTGTTCCGTTTTATCTATCCATCATATGAGCAAGGCCGGATTGCAGACCCAGGAATCAAGTTGGGATAGCAGGTCCTCGATAAGAGGCTCCGCGGCTATCGTTGATGGGATGAGGATGGCCGCCACAATATCTTTGGCAGATGAAAAGACTGCGGAAAATATTTGTGCAGATGAGGGATTAGAGTTTGATAGAACCAGGGTTGTAAATTTCCAGGTGGTTAAAGCTAACTCTAGCGAAATGGATACCAATGCCATGACATTGATAAGGCGTGAGGCAGTCCTGGAGGTTTATGAAAAGAAAAACATTAACTTTGATTTTTAATATGAGTAAAGGAGGAATATATGATTAATTACCCATGCGGATGGTTTGATGTTGAACAATTACCAGGAGGATCGAATGAGCGGTAAAGGAGATAAACCAAGGGATCTAATTTATACCAAAGAATATCGAGACAACTTCGATAGAATATTTAATAAGAAAAAGAAAAAGGAAAATAAAAATGCTAGTAAAGATTCAAGCAAGTGATAAAGAAGTGCAACTAATTATTAATGCGTTAGCAGAACATGGTAAACCATTAATCAAAAAGGCCAAGCCAACGATGGAAGATAAGCGAAACCTTAAATCGATTGAGAATATTATTCATCAATTAGCCTTCGGTAATCATAAGTAACAATGTTAAAATTTGATTGTGCAATCGGGATTCTACTCTCCTTAATTAATGATGAGAATTGCCCCGGAACTACCCCCCTAAGAGGGGCAATTTCTCCATGCCTGGTTGCACAATCTTCTCGTTTAATGGCACTAGTAGTACCATACTATGGCACTAGTAGTACCCTTCATAGGTACTAGATGTACCATATATCCCAAACAAAACAAATAGAGAAAACCCCTTTGGGGGTTTCCTCATTTCAGCGAGTGTATGAATGAACGATCAGTTCTGGTGGATTGAAAATTCCATCCCGGATAAAGAGAGTGAATCCGGATGCGTGCGTGCGTCCGTGCTGAGTAAGTATAAGAGTTATTCGAAACTGAA